AAATCTTGTAATAATTCTTTCTGCACTCTTTGTAGGTTTCATGATGATATCCGCAACCATTTCATTATTATCAATGACATAAGGAGTATTTGTAGATTTATCACAAACTATCTTATATTCCATCAAACCTCTACGGGTCTTGATATCTTCAATTGCTGGATTTACTAATTGTTTGTATTGGATCCAGGTTATTTCATCACTAGGTTCAAATACTAGATATTTAGTAGCTGTTGCTAAAATCTTAGCAACATATATTAACATTCTAGATACATTAACTCTATCTGTAGCTGAAGGTTTACGTTGTAATGTTTTTTGTCCCCATACCACAATTCCATCTCCAGTAAAGTCAACTATAGGATTTACTGAATTTGGAGTTTTGTATAGAAATTCTCTGTCTCCAACTGTCAATTGTCTTTCAACACCCATAGTATTGAATAATCTACCTCTATTTAAACCTGCAGGAGCAAACCATGGAACAGAAACACTATCACTATAAGCATAAACTCCAACGATTTTTACAGAAGGTGGTACAAAAATATCACTATTAGTAAACGAGTCATGAATTAAAACCCAAGGATAGTATAGAGCAGCAAATCTACTATTAAGAGCATTTTCTTTGGACCATTGACCTTCTCCATTTGACCAATCGATAACTTGTTGGACTGTTAAGTTTGGCATAGGATCAATGATAGCCATACAATCTCCACGAGATTCGCACATTTGAATTAGTTTATTTGCTACAACTTTATCTCCAGGAAAATCAGGAGCAACTATAAGATTTATATCATATCTCTCAGGATTTGAGAATTCTTCTATACCATCTACAGCATGGCTTCTAGTAATACCTTCATAATCATCAGACCCACCTGTCAATGACATTAAAACTCCAAAAACAGGAATATCTTCCGGATTATTTGTAGTTGCTGTAAATTTTATAAAATTTGATGACATCTTAGTAGTAAAATAGTCTTGACTATTTACATCACTAAAATTTAAATCATAAAAATCTTCACTTGCATTCATTGAAGAAGTTAGATTGGGGGCCCAAACTTTCATACAGTTACCAAGTCTAAAATCTCTATAGAACATTACTTTTGTTTGGTTGGCCCAAGAACCTTCAGAAACTGCAGAAAATTCTCCAAATTTGGCAAGATAAGATACTTTAATAATAGATCCTGTAGTAGGTTTACTTACAAAGTTTATTGTTATTTCTCCTGTTGTGTAGTCAATTTCCCCGTTTCCTGAATCTCCAACAAGAGAGCCTTGATTATCAACAAGAGTGATTCCTCCACAAGTAACAACAATAGAACCTTTTATAAGAGGACGCTTTAATAATACTCCAGAATATTCAGTTCCATCAGAATCTTCAACAACTTTTATATTTTGTTCTAATTTTGCAGTATACGAAGTAGTTATAGTATCTGTGGAAGATAATGAATTTAATACTGCAATTTCAACTTTTCCTGTAGTGTAATCAATAGAATTAGTTACATTTTTAACTCCATTAATAAAGACTCCATTACCATCATCTTTAGAAACTTCAGTTTTATCAACAATTATTGAAACTGTTTTTGGATTTACTACACAGTCAAGAGAACCTATATAAGCTTTTCTTGTTCCATCTCCTGTAAATAATTCTTTTTCTTTATATGTTTCATATGAATAAGAAGCCGTAATCTGAGAATTATTTAAAGGTGCTACACTGAATGTTATGCTATAAACTCCTGTTTTTAGATTTAAAGTTCCTGTTCCAGGATTAGTTTGCGCATTTCCTACTAGAGACGCAACATCTCCTGTTATTGTTCCTAAACTAAAAGTTTCTACTCCATCAGTAGCTGTAAATCCAGTCTTAACTATTTTAGCATTAGGTAATATTCCACTAAAAGTTTTATTTGTTCCATTACCAGTAGCTAAAAGTTTATTAACAACTGGAACTGCTAAATAGTTATATCTTATAGTTACTTTCTTTCCTGCAATAGGTGCTGTAGATAAAGTGAAATAAACTTTACCAGTATCATAATCAATATAGTTAGTATTTACTAAAGTTCCATTGGATATAAGATTTCCTTGACCATCATCTGTTACATAATAGTTTCCTATGTACATTTTTATAGTTCCAGGAAGTGGTTTCTTATTGAGTGTAAATTCGTATAGATAATCTACTCCATTACCTAATCCATTATTTTCGTTGTTTATAACTTGTCCCATTGGGATTTCTACAGAAGCTTTTACAGCTTTTGGTCCAACAAGTCTTTTAACCCATAACATATTACCAAATTCTAGATAAGAAAGAGCAGCATAAGAAGAATACATACCCTTTTCAGGAATACCAAAAGTTTCTAGAAATTGTTTAGCTGAGGTTATTAGTGTTGGTTCTGTAGGACCTTTTTTGAATTTTCCAACAATAGATAAAATAGTACTTGAAATTTTTGGGGTATAAAGAGAAAAATCTAAAGTTTCAAAATATACTCCAGGAGAAACATGACCTCCCATATATCTACACCTCACCGATCATAATATAAAACATTCATTAAAATTAATTTTAGTTTTTGTCTAGTTTTAAATTATTAATAGTCTTTAGTACTGTTTTCGCTCCATATCTAGTATCAACAAAATAAGAAAATAATGATAATGTTATAGTATTTTTTATTATTCTATTTTCTTCGTCTGGAATATTTTCATAATTTGTAGAATCTGATACTGTGTAATTTGATATATAAGCACTAACTTGTATGTTTAAAGTATTCGCAGGAATATTTACTAATACTCCTGGACTTTTTTCTAATTTCCATATAATACTTTCTAATATCTGCAAATTTTGTTCCATAAATAAAGAAATAACATCTATTTTATAATTTATATTATATGGCATTATTTCTGCTTGCGACATTGTTTTGGTATCTTCATTTAAATAAGTAACTGCAGGACGATATTTTCGTCCTTTAATAATATTAGTTGCTGGAACTTTTTCAATCCCGGTCCTAGTTACCACTATTAAAGGAAATATTGGAGTCCATGATTCAGATACTTGTAATTTAGATCCTTGAAATGATGGGATAGCAAAAACTGTTTGTGGAGGTCTTCTGTTTTCTCCATCATCTATTAATAGATTTCCAAAATATCTTAAGACTGCTTCATCATGTTGTCTAATTGACGAATTCAATTCTGTCCCAACTTATTATATAAGATTAATCACCATCAAACCGTGATTTTAGGTCTCCATTAAAATATTGTACTACAGCAACTTCATTCAAATCTACTAGAGTTTCTTCTGTAAGTCGTTGTTCTGAATTTTTTGATATATTTACTATTCTATTTTCTGGAGTTGGAGTCTTTTTATATTTTATCCAAGAAACTTTAAAAGCCTCAGCAACTTTAATATAAACTGTACATACTACAGTTTTACCTGAATTTAATATTAATGTTAGTTTAACAATATCTTGATTTGCCATTTGGGATTTCCTTACCTCATTCTTTTTCTAAATTTTGTAATATCAATGTTCTTAATTCTTTATTACCAATATGCACTTTATTTGGTAACTCTGGATACAACTCTAATACTTCATTATATTCTTTACCTATTGCAGAATGAACACAATGAAGTAGAGGTATATAATCAACAGTATCATATTTATGAAAAAGAATTAAAGCTTTAAGTATCTTCCAACTATATATTGGAAGATTTTTTTCATAAAAATAATCTATTATTTGTTGTGTTATATGATATAGAGTTTCTCCATAATGATGCACTTCTATAGGAAATAAATCTGAAGAACTTCCAGTAACTGCACACTCTTTTCTTTCTTCAATACTTTCCAACCATTTTCTATATTCTTTGCTAGTTCTAAAAAGTCTTTCAGTATTTTTTATTAGTTCTTTATATTCATCTTCATCTACAAATTCTAATGGATATGTTTCAAACATATGTTATTTTGTCTTTTCTACGATATTTACCATAGGTGTAGATTGTACTACTTCTAAAGGTTTTTCTTTATTTACTTGAGAAGATTGGGCATTTTCTTGTTGATTATTTTCGGTTTTATTCTTTTTTTCATCTAAACTTCTAGGTAATAACCCGAATTCAGTAGTTCCATTTTCCATTGCTACTAAAAGCGAATGTCCAAAGGAAATCATATCTTCTAGGTTTTTAACTCCATTTGTTCTACCATTTATCTCTTTAAATTTTTGAATAGTAAAAGATAGGTTTTTTAAATTATCTTCAAAAACTTGTACTGGAAAATCATTACTATCAGTATTAAAAAGATAATTTATACATTTATAAAAGGTTTTTACATTACTTAAAATTTCTTCAAATAATCCTATAATTTCTTCTGCTTTATCTACAATATCAAAAAGTCTCTTCGGGTCATATTCTGTAGAAGATTCCTCAGCTAATATAATTCCTGATAATCTTTCTAATTCTCTAATGGCAGAAAAAAAGATTTCTTGACTGTTTTGTTGTTTTTTTGACATAATATCCCCTACCCGGTTGTTATATAAGATTCTGCAAATTTTCTGTAATTTACTAATTCTTCCATCAATGCTTCTTCTTCTTCACGACCTTCAGAAATCATAGATTGACCATCAGAATCTAAAGATCCTACAGGAAGAGATACACCTGAATATTTACTTCTTATTCTTCCTATAACAGTTTTTGTTTTAGCTATAGTGTATTTTATTAGCCATTCTCTTTCAAAATTTGTAAGAGATCCTAAATTCGTATCATGATCTACTGTTAATATAAACCCAAAAACAGATTCCATATATGGAGTTGGAAGAAGATTTACTTTGTTTGGAGGTTCTAATTCCCAAGAAACATCTAGTCCATACATTCTTTTTGCAAAATCATAACAAACAAATCTAGTAGCAAATTCAGTAGCTATGTCAGGATATCTACTAGCGGCAAAACTAAATGGAACTTTCATTATAGCTTCTAAAGGAACTCCTAGCCCTATTAAATAGTCAACAGAGACTACAACATTCAATACTGAATTAACTTTAGGATAATCTAACATTAAATATTGTCCAGTATATGGAAGAACTGTTCTTCTTTGTACAACTAATTTAGGAGCGTATATATTAAGCTTTTGTACTCCTCTACTTATCAAAGTAATAAATTGACTATCTGAAATTTCTAGGTTAATAATTGGAGCACCTAATTCTGAAAACACTAGACTTTTAAATGTTTCTAAGTCATCAGAATCCAATTGTAATATTGGCCCAAATAAAGCCCCCATTAAAAAAACCTCACATTATTTTCTTCTTCTATTTGTCTTCTTTTCTTCAGTAGATTCATTATTTACAAGCTCTTCTTTTGATACTTCTTCTTTGACTTCTTCATTATTTTCAATTACAACTTCTTCAGTTTTTATTGGTTCTAAGTTTTCTAATTTCTTTTCCTCTTTCTGGTTTTCTATTTCTACAATATTTCCTCTAGAAATCAAAAATTTGTAATCATCTTCTGTAAAAGTAACCATATCTGAAGAGAATTCTTTAGTTTTCAAAAATTCGTGTTCACCATGTCTAAAAGGAATAATAACATTGTATTTTTTAACAGTTTTCATTATACTACCTCACTTAATAGTTATTAAAATAATTCGAATATTTTATATACACTAGCGACCGAAGATAAATCAGGTTCTTTATTGCTTAACTCATATTTTTCAGAATCTTCAAGAAGATCTTCAAATTCATCTAAAGATAACTTACTGAAAACTCCTTTTCTCATTTTTTCTCCACCAAATAAAAATTTTGCTAATGATTTTTTAGGAGTATTTGCGTTTTCATCAAAGTCTTTATTTATTTTTTCAACATTAGTTAATAAGTATTTTTTACTTTTAGAATATGCATATAAAGAATGGGCGTATGCCATAACTAAGTCGTCAGTATCACCTTCAGCTCTTCCATGTTCATCACAAACAAAACCTAACAATTGACAAATTAGTCTTTCAGATTTAATTATTCCTACTGTTTTCTTCTCTTCTTTAACTTCTTTTTTTAGTGTTTTAGACGTAGTATTTTCTATTAATAAGTCTAATTTTTCTTCTATCGACAAAGTATCATTATTTGTATTAACTCTATTATAAATATCTAAATATTGATCTATAATAATACCATACATATTCGATAATATTAAATCTCTTGATTGTCCTGTTACTTGAGTTCCTATTGTTGAAGAAGGTCCTGATTTATTATTAGCTAAAGTATTTGTTTTTCCATCTCTATATAAATTAACCCCGAGTCCTGAAGACTTTTCTATTATTCTTTCTATTAAGACTTTACCTACAGCATTTCTTTCTATATTTATTAGAGAAGGATATATATTATTTAAATTTAGTATTTCTTTTGCAAAATCATCTATTGTTATTTTATTATTACAATATTCAGCTACCTGGTTCATAGTATATGGATTTATAATTTGTATTGTAGAATAGTCATTGTTGGTACCATAAGCTACGTCCACGCCCATTACATAGCTGATATCAGGATCTGGTTTCTCCCATACCCATAAAGAACCATCTGCACTTTTTAATATAGGTTCTTGACTATCCATAGAAGCTAAAAGGTTTGATGGAATATAAGTATTTCCTGAAGATACGAAGGATAATTCATATTCTGTTTTTATACTTCTAAAATTCCAGTTAAGTTGTTCACATTGATCTTGGAACCATTTTAAATCATATTCAGGAACTTCTGTCCAATGTACTCTTACAGGTATATATTTCGTTTTTTTAGATAGTGCTGACATATACATTTTATAATACCATCCACCAAGTCCTGAAATACCATTAGGTGTACTTAATACTACTATCCCATAAGGTTTTCCTTTAGTATTAGAGAATGCTCTTGATATTGTAGGATATATTGCTTGGTATACAGATTCTATATTTGGTATATATGCAGCCTCATCTATTACTAAAAGATTTACTGAAACTCCTCTAGCTGATGATGATGTAGCAGGAAGTGCTGTTATTGTCGATCCATTTTCAAAAACCATTGTTTGAGCGTTATCTTTAGTTAATTTAGGCTTTAAGGAGTTTTCTTCTACTGCATAATACATAGTTTTTAAGCTTTTTAAGAACTCTGTAGCATTTCTTTGGCCTGCAGATATTATTAATATATTGTAATTAGAATAATGTATAGCACACCAAAGGCAGAATCCTTGCATTAGTGTAGACATACCAACCTGTCTACTCTTTAAAGTAATTACAAAATGATTTGATAAAATTAGATTTATTACTTTTTCCTGGAAATCATAAAGTTTAAATGGAATAATACCTTCAGATCTATGAATTATTTTTACATTTTCTTTTATCCATTTAGGAGGATCTTGTCTATATTCTATTAATTTATTAAGTAGAATAGTTTCCGGATCCTGGTTTTTACTATTCAATTTATTTACACCTCGTATCAAAATTTTCTACTCTTCATAAGTTAACTTTAGAATTATCACAATTCTTTTTTTAAAAATATTTTTACAAATTAAAGGTGTGGGAAAATGGGTGAAGTTTCCAGTAATTTATTAAGTTGGGGATTTAAAGAAGAAGATTGGATGCTTGGAATATTATTATCAGATTCTAAGTTTGTTCATGACATTTTTTCTTTAAAAGATTATCAAACTACAAAAATAGAACAGTATATTCTTGAAATGCTGCCTAAAATCGAAAAAATTAGAAAAATTAGAGAGAGCAGTGATCAAAAATTCAAAAACAAGGTTAAATATTTAGAAGAAAACAAAAAGAATTCCTCTATACAAATAACCCTTAAAGATGAATATGAATTAAAAACTCTTATAGAAGAATATAAATTATACGATTTTATAGGATGGATTCATACAGGAAAGAATTTGAGAATACTTAAACATTGTCTTCATAAAAAAAATAAAATTTTAGAAAAATTATACCCTTATGTAGACTTAAGTATTAGAAAAGTTATTGGAGCAAAGGTTATTTCTCCTGTTTCTGACGAATTTGGAAGTGTAATTAACAACGCTTGGTTAGCAATAATAAAATATTTAACAAAAATTGATACTTCTAAAGTAATGTTTTCAGTATTTGTTTCTATAGCTCATAGAAGTGCGATATTTTATAAATCTTTGGAATATAAAAAGAAATCAAAAACAATACCACTTTCTGCTTTTGACTTAAATAATGATGAAAATTCTGAGATGTATGGTGGAGATATTGATTTTGTTGATATAATATGTTCAAATTCTGAAGAAATGTTAGAATTACATCCAGAATTGTCTATTGATAACTATGATGAATTTGTTGAATATTCACACCCATCATTAAAAGATTTAGAAGAACTAGAAGAAAAGTCTATAGATGAAGTAATAGAAGAATTAGAATATTCTGAAAATAAAGTTTTAGGTGAAAAATTATTAAATTACTGTTTTACTATTGTGTCAGGTAAAGTGAAAAAATTATGTTTTATTAAGATTTTTGCTTTATTTTTCATTGATTTACTTAATGGTAGAATTCCAGAAAAATTGACTAAAAAGTATTCTGAAATTATGTTAGAAAAGTTTGTCCCGTTATCTAATACAAATCCTATAAATGAAGAAGACCAAGAATTAATATTCATGTTATTTAGAGATTGGGCTAAATACAAAATAGAATTTAAGCTAATTCAAGCAGGATTTAGTAAAAAAGAAGTTAATAACGATAATGTAAAAAATTTAATTTCTAAAGAAATTGAAATTCTTTCTTATATTAAAAATAATAAAAATATTTTATCTATTGAACTCTTATCATTTGTTGTTGAATGTAATAAGAATTTCTTTTAGTGGTGATCACATGTCTAGATATAGAGTTGTTAAAGAAAAAGAAAAATATAATAAACTAGTAAAAATATTAAATGATAGATTTAATGGAGATCTGAATAAACTAAAAGAAGCAGAAGAATATCTAAATTTTGAGAAAAAAATAGATAAAGAACGTAAAGTATTTGTTGCTGCTAATAGAACTATAGAACTTATAGACGAAGATAATAAAAAAATAAAAGATAAAGTTACGTATGTAGATACTAAAAATAATGAAATTTCATTAACTGATGCTAAAAATTCTTTAGTTCTAGGATATAATATGGATTCTTATTCAATGATGAGAATAAGTCCTATAACCATTACTTCTTTTCTAGAATCTTTAAAAAGTAAAGATTTAGCAAAATCTAATAATAAAGGAGAAGTTCTCAATATTTTAAATTTTGTTAAGTCTAGAATAGTTTCTAGAAATATTTCATTATCAGGATTACATATAGATAAAACAAATAAAATTATAGAATACAGCACAAATATTGTAGATCAACAATATGGTTCGGTAAGACAATACATTACATCAAAAGCTGACTTAAATTCTATTGTAACTATAAGTAGTATGATGAATAAAAAAGTAGATTATTGGGCTTCAGAATATAAAACACTATTTGCGTTTTTTACTTTATTCAGTATGAATGAAATTTATTTTAGATGTACTTGTCCTGAATATAATAGAAAATATAGTAAGAGATTAGGAATAGGTAATTATATGTGCAATCATATACTAAATAGTATATCAATGTTTCCTTATTTTGCTATTACTTCTTTGAAGAACGAAATATAATGGATAATATAATAATTTCTGAAAAACTAATATATTTAACAAAAGAATCTAAAATTCAATATTCTCAATCTAAAGGTTTACACTTAAATTCTAAAGATTGGGAATCTTATATAAATGTAAACCCTGCAAATTTATATAGCTTTTTAGTAAATGGTACAATAAGATTTTCTACAAAATCTGTTCATAATAATATGAAGTACGAACAGATTATTAAATTAATGGCTTATAAAGAAATTGAACCTTCTATCTTTATTATGATGTTTTTAGGTGTTAATGATGATCTTATCCTAAAATTCTTCGCAAAGTTTTTATCTTTGACTGAAGCTAAAGTATATTGTAGTTGTGATGCTTTTAGATATTTTGGATACTATTACATATTGACAAAGAAAAATTCAGCTTACGGACCAGGAGAAAGTAGAAAGCCAAAGATCAAAAACCCAAAAGAAGAAGGAATTGTTTGTAAACACTTGTGGCAGGTATTATTAGAATTAGATCCGTTTATTTCTTCTTTAGGTAGAGATTTATTGCCATATTATAGAAGATCTTTTGGAATTACATATGACCCTACGCTTGAAACGTTAAAAAAGAAGATAAGAAGAGAAGGGTTTATAAAAATATTAGAAAAAAGTACTAAAAATCTAAATAAAATAAAGGATGGAAAAGATTTAATAAGAATGTTTAAATCAATAGTAGACCCTTATATAAAAAGATTTGATAGTTCTACTCTTACAGTAAGACCTAAAAAGCAAGAAATTGTACCTAACACTTTGGAAGATAGGGAAACAAACATTCCAAAATTAAATAATAAAGAAAAAAATATATTAGAAAAAAATCAACAGTCACCCGAAAGGGATAAAGATGTTGAAACTTCTCTAGTAGAAAATCCTTTTAAGGAGAATAATATTGAAGAAGAAAATAATACCAACTGATATCCTAGTTGAAGATAGTTCTAAATTTGATGATTTATTAACAGAATTAATAGAAGAAATAGAATCTTCTGATGTAGAAGATACTGCCAAAATTTTATTAGACAATTTAATAGCAAATTTTAAAGAATTCAAAGACATAAGATATATAAAAGCTTCAAATATTATGGCATTAACTAATTTAATAAATACAATATCTGAAATTCCTAATAAAAAAGTTAATACTATAAAAAATATCTTAGACTTAAAGTTAAAAAAGGAAAATCTAAAAGTTAAAAAAGAAGAATCTAAAAACACTGATGCATTATCAAAATCTGTAGAACATTTAGGAACAATCCTAGACAAATTAGATGAACTAGGAATTAATCCAGTAATAGACAAAGAAAAGAAAGAGAAAGCTTCTAGTTTGATAGATGCCGCAGTAAAAGAGGGAGATTAATTTGGGATTCCAAGAAACTTTTTATAATTTCTTAAAAAAATTCAATAAAACAAAAATAGAAGATAAAATCTATGATCAAGATAAAAAATTATTAGATTTAGGAAAATTACTTACTGACGAGGAATTAGAGAGAACATTAGCCCTTGTTGACAGTGGTTCTGTATTTGGAATTTCATTTTTCCAGAAATTTTTTGATCTAGCTGTAGGCAGAAATCAGAGATATGAAGAGTACGAACAAATATATTATAGAATTCCTGAAGCTTCAGCAGCTCTACAAATGTATACTGATCTTATTTTATCACCAAACGTAGGAGATAGAAATAATGAATTAGTATATCTCAAAGAACCTGGTAATCTTGGAAATAGAGCAAAAATATATGCAGAAATATTAATTAAAAAAACAAAATTAACAGAGATACTACCTAATATAATATTTACTTCTTGTTTATATGGAGACTGTTTTGTAGAGTTGAATAAAACCAGAGAATCTATTAAGTATATTATACATTCTCCAAAAAATGTAACTCTTATAACAGATATGGTTTCAGGAATAGAAGCAGGAATTCTAGTTTACCAAGACAACAAAGAATCAGCAATAAAAAAACTTTTATCTGATAAATTTCCAAGTCTAAATGTAGAATTTCCAAAAAAATTGGTAACTATAGTTTCTTCAGAAAATTTTGGTGTCTCTATGTCAGAAACCGATGAAGGTGAAATATCTAAATATATAGAAAATCAAATTAAAGATTTGGTTAAAGACACACTTTCTTATGAACAGGCTAAATTTAAATATATTCCGCCTAATAAATATTCACGATTTCCTATATATTATAATAATTTTTATTTTCCATATGGAACTAGCTTATTTGATACAATACGTGGAGTATCAAAACAACTACTTTTAATAGAAGCTGCTTTAGGTGTTGCAAAAATATCAAGATCTCCACTAAGATATAAATATTTAGTAGAAGTTGGTACAACTCCACAAGATAAAATAAGAACTCTTTTAGAAGGAGTTAAGAATAGAATAAAAAAGAATAAAGTTATAGATTTCGAATCTGGATATTCTTTTGACACTATTCCTGATATGTTATCACCTGAAGAAGATATTTGGATTCCTGTAGTAAATGGAACACGAATGTTAGATATGGAACCTATAGATACAGGATCAACCGAAACATTTACTAATGATGCTGAATATTTTAAAAAGAAATTAATTGGAGCTTTAGGTATTCCACCTGCATATCTTGCTGAAGAACAAGGAGCCTCTACTAGAGCTCTTCTTACTTTAGAAGATATTAGATTTAGTAGAACAATAAAAAAATATCAGTCAGACTTAAATTTTGGACTTAATGACCTTATAAATAAAAGCCTGATTATGATAAAAAACCCAGAATTAGCAGGACAGTTAGAAATATCTTTGCCAAAACCTAAAAATGTTGAAGATAACATTAGAGTAGAAAATATAGCAAACAGGTTATCAGTAGCTTCATCCTTTATATCAACATTCCCAAATATTCCTAAACTTTGGGTTTTGAAAGAAATTGTAGGTTTGAGTGATAGTGATATTGATGATATGAAAGATGATATTGAAACACAAAAAGACTTAATAATTTTTAATGAACAGACTGTAGGTGAAAGTTCTGGAGAAGGAGGGGAAACACCATTAGGAGATGCTTTTAATGAACCTGGTGCGGATTTTGGAGAAGAAATTCCTAATGGAGAAGAAGGAGATCCTTTTGAAATGTCAGGAGAACTTGAAACTTCTTCAGATACTGATTTAAACTTAGAAGCTTTAGAATCAATACCTGAGGATGAGACTAATCCAAAAAAACTGTAAAAAATAAATTAAAAGTGTAAGTATATATTTGGAGGTTAACATTTTTATGAAATCTACGTTAATTACAATACTATCATCAGATATTAAAATTTTAATGGAAAAATTAATGACTTTAGTTAATGATGCAGATAAAGAAGAAACAACTTCAGTTTGTGCTTCAATTTATAAGGAAATAGAAAATACCCCAGTAACAGAGTTAGTAGCTATAAGAGCATATTTAAAAGATAAAGTTTCAACTATTCTATCAGAAGATATTAAAGATAGTGAAGAAACTTTAGAAGACGGAATGACAACTCCAGAAAATGCTAGTGCTAATGCTGAAGACGAAATTGAAAAAGAGTCTGAAGAAATTACTAAAGCTAAAGATTTGATAACTAATATAGAAAATGGTATTGATCAAATTGAGGATTTAGATAAAATTGCAAAACTTATAGACATTAAAATTAATCTAGAAGACAAAATATCTAAAATAGAATCTTCAGAAACTCAAAATGATCCTAATGCTATTAAAGAATTATCAGATGAAGTAAATAATAATGAAAGTACTATTTACTCGATACTTGATAGTTTACAAGAATCTTTAGGTGTTTCAACTGAAACAGATGAAAATACTGAAACTATGCCTGAAAACGTTGAAGAAACTTCTACAGACAAAGAAGAAGAGCCTTCAGATAAAAACATGGAAGATCTATCTGATTTAGATTTAGAACAAACAGAAAGTGAAGATACAATAGATAATCAAAATACTGAAGACGTTGAGCCTATCAAAAGCTCCGTTGATGAGAAAGAATCTCTAAAAACAGTTGAAGATCTTTCAGATAAAATTCCAGAAGAAGTAAAAGATGTAGATATAGAAGAAAGAACAGACGACCAAAAAAGCTCTGAAGATCCTGAAGATTCTCAATTTGTAGATTCGACTTTTAGTGAAGGATTTGGAGAAGATGAAGAAGAAATAGTAGAAATTCCTAAAAAGGAATTTGATGAAGCTATAGAATTTCTTCAAAAATTAGCACAAAGTGGTGATATTCCAGCTGATACTGAAGTCGAAGTAGAAGAAACTGTACAGGATTTAAAAGATCTTTCTGAGGAATATACAGAAAGTGATGAGGTTTTAGAAGAGCCTAAGTCGTATTTTGATGATGTTCCTCTAGAAAATGAGGAATCTTCTGAGGAAAAAGAAGTAGTAAAATCTGAAGTTAATACTGACTCAGAGATTGAAACTGAAACTGAATTGGAAGTAGTTGATACTGAAGAAGATTCAGAAAAACCAAATATAGTACGATAATCATTAAGTAGGTATTTATATTATGTCAGAATTTTTACAAAATGCTCCTTATACAGTAATATCTGGAGTGGTAAATCCTTCTTTAGATTATAAAGTATCTAAAGCTGAAAATGTTCCTGGTGGTAAAGTATTAATAGAAGATGTTGTTTTTCAAGTAACCGAAGACAGTAATCAAAATGGTATGAGATTTTTAGATGAAGATTTTAGAGCTGCCATTAGTAGTTTACAACCAGAAGTTGATAGTAGACATTTTGTAGGAGAGCTAGACCACCCAGATGATCTAGAAAATATTAGTAGAATGCAGGGGGTAAACCTAAAAGAAATTTCTCATGTAATTCCAAAAATACGTGTAGAAAATAAAAAGGTTATAGGTAGTTTAGAAACTTTAGGTACACCAAATGGTGTCATCTTATCAACTTTACTTAAAGAAAATATTAAAATTGGGGTCTCTATTAGAGCAATTACCAATCAGGATATATCTTATAGTATGGAAAATATAGATACTATTAGAAATTTTAAATTAGTATGTTATGATGTTGTACACCGACCCGCATATAAGGATGCTTACATAACAAGTATTTTATCTTCTGTTAAACACATACCTCAGATATCAAGAGAAGAACATTTTACAGAAGATGATGTTATATTGCTAGCTACTAATATGGCTACAGAAATAATAAAAAGACTTCATGAGAAAAAAGTTTTTTAAATCGGAGGAAATGTATGAAAAATTCATTTGATCAACTTGTTGAAGAAGCTCTTAAGACTATCGACGAAATTGATGTTGAAAGAACTTTTACAGATAAAGAAATAAGATTTGGAAATGTTTTGGTTCCTAAAGATTTAAATATTTTAGAATTAAAAAATAAAAAAGACAGGCTTAATAAAGAAATTTCTAAAGTTGATGAACAGAATCAGAATCTTCGTGAAAATCTTAAAAAACTATTAAATTAATAGTAGGAGACTTGGATACATATGAAAACAATATCAAAAGAAAAAATAGATACTGCAGTAGATGCCGCAGTATCTGATTTTACCACTGAATTAAATAAAAACTATACAATTATAAAAGATGAAACTTCTGAAGAGATTAATGATACAACCACAAATCCAACAGAAGAAAGTTCAAAAGAATATATTCCAGAATATACAACTGAATCATATAATATAAATGGATTAAATTTTACAGTATACCTTCAAAATACTGATGAATATAAGGGCTGGAGTGTTAGCATTGGGGATAACTCCGGTAGTAAAGAATATAGATTAGGTGGATCAGTAGAAACAAAACCAAATCCTGAAGAGATTAAAAAAGTTTTGGAAGCCTTTTTGGCTGATAGAGAAAAAGGATTAAACTTAGAAGAAGTTCTTGCTCCTGTAATTAAAGAAGGAATAGACAAAAACCTTATAAAGATTGTACCTGAGCAGCAAGTAACAGAAACAGAAGAACCTACAGAAAACTCTAATAGAGAAGTATCTGAAGAAAATAAAGAAGTAGAAAAAGAAGATATAAATACTGAAGAAGAAAAAGAAACAGACAAAGAAACTGTAGATTCTGACGATGATAATTCTGATATTGAAATAAAAGATGATGAAGAAGACAGGGATGATGAAGAAGACAAAACTGTGGCCTCTTCATGGATTGTGGAAGATGCTAAATCACTAACTTCACTATATAGCAAAGACATCGAAGAATTAGTATCTTTAGGACTTCTTGCTAAAAATATGGTTATTGACTTACTGAGTGATAAGATATGTGAAAAATCACTAACCAATCAAAATGAAATTCTTAAAGTTAAAAATGAAGAAATTAAAAATCTTTCTGGAGAGATAAGAACACTTTCTGGAATTCTTTCTTCAAAAATGTCATTAACAAAGAAATTAAGTATAGTTATTAGTAAAATAACAAATAATATGAAAGATCTTAAAATTCTTTGTGAAAATAATATAATTAAAAATAAAAAGGTTGAAGTTTGTCTTGCTCAATATCGGAATCTAATTGATTCTTTAGATGAAAAAAATATAGATAATGCAATTAAAAGTTTAGATAAACAATCTTCCGTCATTGCTTCATATAAAGAAAATAAAAACAAAGAATCCAATACTGTTGTAGCAAAAGAAAACAGAAATATTAAAGTTAATACTGTAGTATCAAAACAGGTTTCACATACATTGAACTCTGCACCAAAAAGTTCAGGGTTCTTGTCTAACAGAGATGATGGTACTGATGAACTTAAGGCTCTTGAAAAACTAGCTGGAATTAAATAAATATAACACTTAGGAGTGTAAATATATAATATGAAAAATAGTAGATTTAACGCATTATTAGCTAATGAAAACTGGGGCTTAACTAGAAATGCTCTGTTAAAAAATATGAACCCAGTGTTGTCAGAAACCATGGGTATACTTCTTGATAATACTCGCAGAGTATTGCTAGCTGAAAACCTTATTCAAAATATTTCCTATATCCCTAAGCTTTCTTTCCCTCTTGTTAGACGTGTATTTCCTAATCTTATTGCTCATAACATTGTAAAAGTACAGCCAATGAAGAGTCCTATGGGAGCTGTCCGTTTCTTAGATTCTTTCATTGAAGGGTTAGATGGTTCTCTTGTTACAACAGGTCCAATGGGTACTTATCCATGGGGTCCTGGAGATACAAAATATTCAACACCACAAAATCTAAAAACTAAAGCAGTTCTTGCTTCAGGAACTGGTAATACTAATAAGATTTTCAGTGGTAAGTTAGATGATAAATTCTCTGAAGGTACAATATTCCTAGAAATTAACTCTGCTGCAGATGGTAGTGGAATTTGGACTAAAGTCGCAGAAGTTGACAGAAGCGGTGTTCTATTCCCAATGTCAAATTCAAATGTTAGAGTTTTAGGTAGTGTTGATCCTAAGAGTCTGGATTATGTTGTCTCTTTCCCTGATATTACTCCTGATAAAGCTATAAGATTTAGCTATGCAAAAGATATTCAAAAGAATATTCCTTTTGGTAGTGAAAAAACTTATAATACTATGAGATTTGATATTAAGAGAGTTCCTGTTGAAGCTAAGACTCGTAAACTTGGTAGTACATATTCTTTCGAAACTATTGAAGATTACCAAGCAGAATTCAATGAGAATTTCGAAGATCGTATGGTAGAATACCTAACTACTAACATTCTTAGTGAAATTGATGGAGAAATTCTTGGAGATCTATTTGGATTAGCTGCTCATTCAGATACTTGGGATGCTGCTATGCCTGCAGGGTGGGTACGTGGTATTAATGCTTGGTATGAAACAATTATGCCAAAGATTAATAAACTAAGCAACACTATCAAACAGCTTACACATATTTCTGGAGCAACCTTCATGGTATGCTCACCAAGAACCGCTACTGTATTCCAATCACTACAAACTTTCGTAAGCAAAGGAAATCCTGCTGAAGATGCTCCTATGAGTGTTGGAAGTAAAACAGAAGGTACTGTAAGTGGAATGACTCTATATACATCACCTCTAGTTGACGATGGTAAGGTTCTACTAGGATTCAATGGAACAAAACCTGAAGAAACTGGTTATGTATATGCTCCATATGTTCCTGTAACTCTACATCCTATTGCTTATTCTGAAGGTATGCCTTCAGTATTAGCTAGAACTCGTTATGCTACTTACTGTCTAAGAAGAGACTTCTACGCAGTATTGAATATTACTAGCCTGTAAGAAATTATAAAAAAACTGTATAAATAAAGTAATACTAAGATGGAGCTGGATTTTTATCCAGCTCCATTTTTTTATAGATCCTTAAATTCACTTTCAAGTTGTTCTAGATCATCTATATCATCTATATCATCTATAGAATTTTCCATATTTCTTTTCTTTTCTGAAGAAGGAGTAGGATCTAAGAATTCCTCTATTGACATTTCCTCTTCACCGTTTTCAATAACTTCCTCAACTACTTTCTTTTCTTTTTTACCGATCTTGCGACTTTCCTTATTTTCTGTGTTATTGTTTGACTTTCCATATTTTCGTGCTTCTTCTAACATCTCGTCATCATCAGGAAATAATCTAGCCACAGTAAATTCAAGAAGGCTTCTAGCATACTTTAGGTTAAATGCTGGATCTACTGGATCTATTTCATTTTTAATAATCTCATAAGCCTCTTTGAAGTTTACATCACCTTTTACATCAGTAAGAATTTCATCTAAATCCTTTTTAGGAGCTAGAACCACAAAGGGTTCCGGCCAACCATCATCATTTAGTCTATAACCAATATCAAATCCTGTTTCTTCATAAGTTTCAGGTTCTAATCCATTACCGAAAAACAGTGCTAGAAGTCCACTAAGTTCTTCTTCTCTAATAGAAATTCTTTCAAATTGTTTAGTATTATAATTAAATACAATCATATAATAATATTTGTATGAACGATATCTTCCTGGCTTATCAATATTCTCTTTATGTCGTTCTATAAAATTACATATAGGACATGTAATTCCTACATTATTCAAACAAATCTGAGTTTTATATACGCCATTAATTTTATAAAAATGTTTGTAATACTCAATAAAGAAACTTTCTGCTTCTTTTACATATAGAACTAAGTACTTAACTTTTTCTGTTTTAGAGGCTTCTAATTCTTTTTTGATATTGGTATAAGGGAGTTTCTTAAAAACTCTGTTTTCTCCACTATCTTCATTAATTTTTTTTCTATTCTGAATTTCTTCCTGTAATTTCTTATATTTACTTACCATTAGTATCTTCTCTCCTCATGAATAAATTCTTATTGTTAAAGGTAATCCTATTTTTCTCAATGTTTCTTTTATTTTACTACTGTCAAAATCTTTACTAACTGAATAATAAATACAATCATGTATAGTTAAATAAGGTAATATATTAAATTTTTTGTATAATATATTACTTAAATCTAGTATCGCATCATGAGCATTACCTTGTAAATATACATTATGTGTTTTTATTATTTCTAAATCTGATAATCCAGAAGTATTTATTATTTTTCTTCTGTTCAGCTCTTTAATGCAATCTCTCTTCCTGTATTGTATTAAAACTTTATTATAATAATCACTAAGCTCTTTTTTATAAAGATTAAAATTAAAAGAAGGCACAACACTTAATATAGTTTTTTGTTGATATTCAGGAATATTAATAATCCCAGAGTGAATACTTACATTTAAGAATTTTTTAATACTTTGTGAAACTTCCTCATTATAAATCTTTATTCTATTTTTTATTAGTTTTTTTATTTGTGTTGATCCTGAAAGAATAGCCATTAATGTAGGAGTAGCTGATATAATATCTATAGCTATTACCAGGTTTCCTAATTCTATTAATTCATCAATATAGTTTTCTCTAATGTCTTTATTATTTTGTATTTGGTCTGACCAATACCATCTTCCATATTTTGATAACTTAATTTTACCTTGAATTTTTAAAGTTTTAGCAACAGACCCTTTACTTAGATGATTTAATAAAAAACTTCTATACCCTAATATTTCTTTATTATTTAAGATTTTTTCTATTACTAATTTAGACATAAAAACTTTTAAAGAATTTGATTCATAATTAAAAAGCTTTGTCAAAAATATAGAATCATTTCCAAATAGGATATTTTGAATTAGATCATATCTGAAATTTTCTTTTTCTGTATTTATTGGAAAATTCGATAATACAATATCTGAATTTTTTAATGTATTTACATATTTTTTCTTTTCTGAAGAGTCTATTACACCTTCACCTGTAAAATTTGAAATATAACGAATTCTAGTTTCTTCTTTAGTTAAAATTAGAATATTATAGAATTTTTCTAAAGGAATTGGTTTATCTACATAATTTAATAACACTTTTTCCACCTGATGTCATCTTACAAGACTCTTTAAGATTATACCATAAGAAGGATTTTGTGTACATATCTAAGTAACTCTTTAATATTGAAGCGCCTTCATTTTTTAATATATAATTTGGGTCTTCTTTTGGAAGTTGACACACCTGTATATTATAAAAATACTTATTTAATAAATTACAATTTTCTATAACATATTTTGATATGTTTTTACTAGATTTCTGTGAGTCTAAAACTAAAACCACTTTTGTCGCATTTGGGATAGATTTTTTTAGTTTTTCAATTTGATTTTTATTAATGCTTTTTCCTAGTATTGCCATAGCTACATATTTGTTATTAACAAAGTTTATAGCATAAGCATCAAAATATCCTTCACACAAATACAAACAATCTACAGAAAATTCATCTATAACTTCATCATAATACCCAAAAGTAATTTTATTATCATAAATTCTATCTACTATATATTTAGGAAGATCTGGAAATTCTATGTATAGCCTACAGAGATATGCCACTATATTATGATCTTCAGTTAGTGGAATATATATATACTTATCATCACATAAATATGATTTTGACTCTAATGTATCTCCTACAAACCTAGATTCTAAATATTTCCTGGCAGTTTTAATTTTACTTATATTCACAAGACCCTTTTTGTCTATATATTTTTTGACTTCTTCATCCATACTTGAAGATTTTACATTTATCTGTGATTTAAAATATTGTTTAGTTGTAAAAGAGTCCAGAGACAAATTAGATTTGATGTAGTTTACTACCTTTTCAAAATTTCCTGAACTTTTAAAAAATTTTACTAAATGTCCTGAAGCACCACATCTGACACATTTATATGTATTCCAATCTAAATTTAAAATTAAGTGATTTGACTGATCTGAACAAAATATACATTTTGTTAGCACTTTTTGATTTTTAATTATTGAATTTTCTAAAAAACTAGCACAAAACTCTTGAAATCCTAAAATCTCTGAAAATTTTGTCGTATATAAATTCATTATTCAAGCCTTATCTAAATCTAAAACTTTATATAAATTTGAAATTTTAGAAACATCAAAAGAAGAAACTGTTATAGATCTAGTTAATAAAACGTTAATCGCTGAATATCTTAAAACCTCTCTAAAAATTTCATGCTCTTTGTATTTTCCTATTTGAATTAAATATATATTTTGATTATATTTTGGACCTATATATTTTCTTTCTATTTCTGAAGAAATTTTACATATCTTATAGAAAAGTTCAGATTCACACTCATCATTTCTTATTAAATCTTTTTCTTCTTCTGAAGAATATATGGTAAAATATCCTAAATTAAGATTTTCGTCTTTTATTTTTTTATTTAACTCTAAACTCCAAGGCCTTGGGTGTAGATCTATTATTACTATAGTATTAGATTTCACCTTCTATCACCCTTTCTTCAACTAGACACTTCATTCTTTTAGATGTGAAATTTCCGCTTTTTTTATCGATATCTAAGAATATTTCGTATTTGTCATATTTTAACGATATCGATATAATTTCCTCCTTTTTTTCAGTTTTATAGGTTTTATATTTCAAAGTCTTTTTTAAACTTCTTAACATTTTTGACATCTCTTTAGTATCTAGAATTCTAGTTCTAGATATTTTAGAAAAATCTACTATGTAATCCTGAATTTTTTGTACAGATATTGATATATCTTTTGGTAAATAATCTAAAAATAAAGGAAATTCTTCACCAACCTGTAGGTATTTTGCAAACATTATTCCTAATTTTATATTCTTTGTACGAGATTTCTTATTTTTCTTAGTATTTTTAATATTATCATCTTGAGTATTATCTTTTATATCACTAGAACGTTTATGAGTTTCTTTAATTTCTGCAAAACTCAAAATATCATCTAAAAGATCATTAAAAGAATCTGGTATTTTATATATAAGATTATTAACTAAAAAATCTATATCTAATGAATCTTCTCCATATTTTTGATTTAATATCCAAGATAAACTCGAAAAATCTACATTAGGATTTTCTATTTTTAGTACTTTCTTACTAAAATCCACTAAATCTTTGGTTATTTCCTTAATATATAAATCTCTTTCTATTTCTATATTTTCATTACTTGGTTTTTCTAACTCTAAAGAATCTTCTTTTTCTTGTAAATATTTATTATTGTATTCTTTAAGATATTTGATTGAAATAGGATCATTAGGTATTTCATCAAAACTCTTATGTATATTACGCATACGTAAAAGAATTAGATTATCATAATTTTCTTTTTTGTTGAAAAATTCTCCAGACTCGAAAAAACTATTTCTGTTAGAAAATGATAACTTATCATAATCTTTAATCCAATACTTAGAACAAATAGTAGAAACTTTAATATTTATCAAATTTTTTTCAGACTTTGAAGAAAAAAGGAAGTTTATTAATTCAACAACCTTCTTGGCCTCTTTAATATCGTATTTTAAATTTTCATCACCTGTTGCAGGTTCTATCAGTAAATATACATTAATTCGGTTATCTTCTTTTGATATATTTGCAACATGTATATTAAAAAATACTAAATCTTTTGATATAGTTCTACGTAAGTAATATGTTATTAAGTCAACAACAACGGTTTCTGGAGATTCTCCTAAAAATAATTTCATAAAAAGAAGACTATTTAATGTAATGCTTTCTGTTAATTCTTTTTCTATATTTTTAGACAATAACATTGAAAGAGCATTATATCTACCACCAACTACTGAAGAGATTTCCTGAAATTGTCTAATATACTGTAAATCTATTACCTTACCATTAATAAATTTCCTAGAAATTCTATCTAGATAAGAAGCCATACTTTCAGAAAAGCTATCTAAAAATTTTATTTGTTCTATTTCCAAATTCGAAATATTTAAAGATTTGAACTTCATAAAGAAAATTCCCCCAAAGCTTTCATAATGAATACAAATTCTTTATTAGAATATCCTAAATTTTCTATATAATTTTTAAAATATTCCTTTTCCTCATCTGATATATCGGTTATATTCATCATTTCTAGAATTTCATCCATTCCTTTATTTCTGGTAAACTTTACAGGAACTTTTAAGAATTTTTTCATTTTTATTTTACTATCTATTAAAAAATTACAAAGCCATATAAAATATTCTTTTTTGTCTAATATTTTTTGAATCTGGAATACCTTATCTATTATAATTTTACATAGATTGGTATATAATAAATATTTGGTCATAAAAAATCCTAAAGTTGCTACATCACTTTCCTTATATAACTCTAAATCTTTCTTTGTTATATATTTCTTAGAATTTATTTTATCAATAGTGGAATTAAGAACTCCAAATAAATCAAATTTAACTATTGGTAAATCTTCGATAATTTTTTCATTTTTCTTTAAGAATGAAAAAGAATTTTTTGTTTTTTTCAATATAACCTCACCATCCTAAATTCTCTAAAGAATTCTTCAGGATTTTCTAATGTAAAAGACCCAATACTTCCTTCAGATGCAGTATCTTCTCCATGTCCACCACCACTAAAATATTTAGCTATCTCTAGAGCTGACATATTTGAAGACATCATAGTAAATTTCTTAATTCCTTTATTATAACAAATAACATTAATTACATGACTTTTGAGGTTTATTATCTTTTTATAATCCCCTAGCCTGTATGTATACTGATTTCCGGAAACTAAACTATTTTTTTCTACTTTAGATTTAAATACATATACGGCATTTCTAGCTATGTCAAATGGACTATCTATTACAATTAATTTGTACTGGGTTTTTGTTTTATCAACATTCGAAATTCCTATGATATCAACTAATGGAGATTTTTCTCCATATAAATGTTCAGTAATTCTTGTTATTTCAGTATTGACAATATCTAGAACCTTATTATATATGCTATTAGAAGATAATGAGTTAAAAAACACAAAAAAAGATAAAGAATTTATATCAGATATCGAATTCATTTCATTAATAATAAAATTTCTTATTAACTCTAGATCTTTTATATTTAATCCTAAAGAAGAAAGTTGTGTATTATACCTTTCTAATTCATATTTTTCAAACTCAGAAACCCCAATAGAAGGTTTAACAGCTTTAAAAACTCTACCAAAATTTTTAACTATAGTTTTAAACTTTGTATCTAGTATTTTAATATAAACGTCATCTTCATACATCTCAACGTTTGATATAGGATCTTTACTAACATCACCATAATCTCCAAAAGCTCGAATAAATTGCGTAGAATTTTTAAATATTTCTTGTGTATCTTTTTTTCCATTAAGAACAGAAAGAATAATTTTCTTAATTAAAAATCCGGAAGAAAGTCCATCCATGTCTGTATGAATTAAAATTTCAATTTTAGAATTTTCAAAAACTTCTTTATATTCAAGAAAACTGTCATAAATAAGATCATAATTATCAGATATCTGACCAGCATTAGAGGTATTTCCATATTTACTAGTTTCTTCTGTTAGATGATGATCTATAATAAAAACACCTGAAGAATTAAGGACTTTTTCGGATATTTCACAAAAATTATCAACAAAAACGAAAACTGTAGGAACTGTTGGATTTGCATCAAAAACAGAAAAAGATGAAAAGTTAAAAGTAATATGATCGTTTTTAGTTTCTATAGACTTTTTATTTTTTAATATATTAACATTATTGTTTATAAATATAATGTCATGGTTTTCTTTATTTTTTATTGAAAAATATTTTTCTAAATGTTTATGATCTATCATTATTTTCACCCCAAAGGACTGATTTAGTTAATATGAAAATTGTAGGTATAGACCCAGGAATAACAGGTGCAGTTTGTATTATATCACATGATTTGGATGAAGTACATGCCAATAAAATGCCAATAAAAAAAGATAGTGACGGTAAGCATTCTTCAATAGACTCAAAGTCTTTGTATGATATGTTAATTAAAGTAAAAGCTCCAGATACTATGGTTGTCATAGAAAGTCAACACTCATTTTTTGGAATGAGCATGCCAACCATGTTCACCCTCGGAGAAACCTATGGAGCTATAAAATCCGTGGTTGAAGTACTTTTTGACGAGAGCTGTATAACCAAGCCTACAGCAAAAAGTTGGCAATCTGAAGTTTCTAAAAATATTCTAACTAAAAAAGAAAGAGATATTGTAAAAAATGAAGAAACTTTTAATTATATATATCCAGAAATAAAAGATGCAGAATTTGCAGAATATCTCACAAAAAGAACTTCTCAAAAAGGATTTAAATTTACAAAACTTAGAGCTGCTTATTTATACTATAAAATTTCTAATTTATATAATATAAAGTCGATAAAATACTCAAATCATAATATTATAGATTCATTTTTAATTGCATATTATGGGAAACTTATTTTAGATTCTAAAAAAATTAAAGCTAAGATCCCCAGAAAAATCTGAGGCCTTAGCTTTTTTAATTTCCTTATTTGAAATACGCCTAATAGCTTTATTTCTTAGTTTTTTAATCTTTTTTCTACTACTAGAATTGGTGGCATCATATTTCCATTCATCATATTTGGTAATATCTTTATTTGTCATTTTAATCACCCTTTCTTCAGATTATTTAAAAGTAAATAATTAAGAAGTAAATTATTTAGTGTTAATTTTCCTATTCCATTAAAAGTATCGATAACTTTTATAGAATCTATATTTTTTAATTCATCTGACATATCTCCATGATATTTATTAGTAAAAGGATCGTAAAATACTCCAATATCTATATAAAAAGGCTTTGAACTATAGTTAGAAATATTTATAAGATCTTTTTTTCCTGTAGCTAAAATAACAATATCATAATCAGAAAGATCTATTGAATTGTTGTTTTTAGAATTTACAAGTTTAATATTCTTGAAATTGTTGTGTAAATAATCAAACAACCCTGAATATATTGGCAATCCTCCAGAAAGACCTCTACCATATATTATTAGATTTTCAGCTTTTTTATCTTTATTATATTCTTCTATGATCATATATACAGATTTAGCTATAGCAGAAATAATATAATATTTGTAATCCAATATTTTTTCTTCTAGAAGTTCACCAGTTCTATTATATGTAATACAGTCAATATCTAAATGATATGGTAAAACTTTTCTTAATGTTTTTAATTCATACAAATCATTTTTATAACTTTCTATATCTACTAGAATACCACCGTATTTTCTAAAATTGTCTTTAGTAGAATACATTTGTTTTATTTCTACATCTATATTATAGTTTCTAAATAATCTAATTACATTTTTTACAAAAACCCCGTCTTTATTTTTTGTATATATTAATAAGGTGTTATATTTTAGAATAGATACTGCTGATTCAATATAAGATTTTGAGTATATAGAATTTTTAATTATATCAGCAATGTTATACATCATTGATAGTTGAAAACCTCCTGTAAAATTATAACAAAAGAACACTCATGACTTTTAATTGAAGATTAGCAAAATTTCTATTTACTTTATTTATGTAATTTTGGCTTTCACTACTAAGATATTTGAAACAGGCTTTTGTATAATTATAATCACTACATCTCCAATAACTTTCAAAAATAATAAGCCCGGCCTTAATATTATAATATGGGTCTTTTCTTGCTTTCTTTTCTGTTATTCCTTCTGCTAACAATTTATCTTTATGCACATTATACATTATTTGCGAAATACCTATAGCACCAGCACTGCTAGTAGAGTTCATTGAGAAATTAGATTCTACACATCCAATAGCTACCATATATAATACTATATGTTTGTTAGTAGTTTTTTCTTTTATTAGTCTTAGATATGCTTCTGTAACTCTACTTACATATTTTGGATCCTTATTTTTAGAATTAGCCATTATATATTCATATAAAGGCTTCCTTAATTTTTTTATTATGTTTTGTTCTTTTACTTTTTTTGTTGGTTTTTCATAAACTTTTTCAGGTGATGATTCTGTAGTTTTAGGAGCAAACTCTGATACTGGGATAATTACATATTCTCCAACTACTATATCTTCTGTGTAAGCAAATGAAATATTATCAACACTAAACATTATAAAACAAAAAATAAAAATTAAAAATCTATTAAACATTGAATACCTCCAGGTTAAAATTACAAAAAAACTGCGCAATAATAGAGTTGTTAAACCAACGCCACATTGCGCAGTTTTTTGTGTGACTAATCTGTGTATTCTATTTTAAATTAGAAAACTATTTTAGTCTCAAAGCGAACGATGTTATCATCTACCAAGTTGGTATTGTATTCGAATCCTGTACTGTAATCAATTTTATCATAGCTTAAAGTAAAGACTACAGCAGGATTATATTGATAACTAACACCTATACCATATTCATTGACAGACCAATCATCGTAGTTAAAATTACTTCCAAAACGCGTGTCATCCATCTTTGTGTTTGCATATCTTAGATGTGTTGTCCACTTTTCATTCCACTTTTGGTTAAGTCCTATAAAAAGAGAATTTGCATCATTTACAAAACCGTATGTACCAAAAGCGTCAGCAAAAGCTGATTGATGCTTACCAAAAGTTCCATACATATCATTGTAAATCAACCAACCACGATCAAAAGCTGTATATTCAACAGTAAAATCGGTAAATTTCAAAAGCTTTTGAGATAGATTTACAGAAGCTTGTACTGCAGCTGGAGTATCTATAGTTTGTACAGAAACCCAATTTTGATCCAATCCTTGCTTCCAATATGTTACATTGACAACTACATCATCATTCTTATTATAGAAACCATTTACACCCCAAATATGAAAATCATTTAGGTTTTCGTAGTTCCACATAGAACCAAAAGCTCTGACTCCAAAATTCTCATTGAATCTAAACTTCATGATTCCTCCATAGTTATAAAAGGAATCATGTACATTATTGAAAGCTTCTGTAAAATTGTGATCAGTATCCTTAAGAATTTTATCAGTATCTTCCATATGTGCTACATAAGCTGTACCTTCAAACATACCAAAATTCTTAGTAAAAGTAAATCCTTGCATGTAATCATTACCAAAAATAGGTTCGTTATCAGTAACTAAGTTTTCAGCACCAACCAAATCAAAATTCTGTTTACCTACTCTCATCCTAACATCCCAAGGAAAAAGGATATCCACATAGAATAAATCAAACATCATTTCATTATTTTGTGTATGGTCCTGTCTTATTCTACCTACTACTTGTGTTTTCTCGTCAATTCTCTTACTAAATTGGAATCTTGCTCTATTAAAATTCCAATTAGTATTATCAGAAAGATTATCTGACCAATCTGTTCTGAAAGAAAAGACACCATTAAACTTCCAACCACCAACATTATTCTCAAGAACAGCTACTCTAGAATCAATTTTATTAACCTTCACTCCTAAAGCATCAAGTTCATCTTTAAATTCTACAACAAGATTTTTAAGCATCTCTAAATCCTGTTTACTGGCCTTATTTAAATCAATATTTGCTAAAGTTCTAGCAACAATAGCAGCAACCTCATATCTAGTGGCTGGGTTACTTCCTTTAAAACCACCATCAGGATATCCCACTACTAAACCTTTAGAAGCTAATACATCTACTGCAGATATCGCCCAAGAGGTCTTAGGAACATCTGCAAATGGATTGATATAAGCAAAACTTACACCAAAAGAAACAAACAAACACAAAACTGACAATAGAAAAACCAAACTTTTCTTCATACATTAATGGTCGAGGAAAATGCTAAGTCTCGCTTAGCATAGGAATCGACCTTTTCACCTCGTTTATCCAAAATTTTCTACTAGTAACTCTTTTAATTAATAATTTACAATTTTTAAAAAAATAGAGGTTTTTAATGATAAATAAAATAAAATTTATCCTCGGAACCTCTAAAACCGGTTATGCCTATTCAAATTACTGGAGTATAATTTGAAATTGGACTTCCTCTCGATCGGTTAAGAAGGCTTCGCATTGTGGTTGACTGTCTCATTCTGCCTTAAGACTGTTTACAGAGCCACGAAAGAGCATTGAACTGAGGCGACATTCAAAGGTTTCTACATCCAACTTAACGGCTACCAGTTTTTTAAAACTCCTACTGGTGAT